ACATGGAAGAAAATGTAGAAGAAAAGATTCGGAGTATTACCGAACAGGCCAATCAAACTAGAAAAATGCTTTTAGAAGAATATTTGGGACATTCCATTTCTATGGAAGAGGCTATAAATATGGAAATACCGGACGAAGCTCTAGATCATCTGGGAGATTTGTAATTTAATGATTTAATATGAAATGATTATGACAGAAAAAGATTTATTAAACAACAGAGAAGCCATGAAATTAGCTTTGGCTTTTGACAAGATGGCTAAAGAGTATAAAACTACTATTCAGAAAGTAGTAGCAGAAGGCAAACGAGTTACAGAATTAATCCAAAACAACCGGATGGAGGCTGTATCAACATTATCAATGATCGAGAATCTGATAAATGAACATGAGCCGGATTCCGAAAAACGTAAAAAAATGCTTTCACTCCTGGATAATCTGAATATCAAAGGAGATAGCAAAACTTTCCCAACCCTTGTTATGGCTTTATTTTTTGCAAGTAACGGAGTATTAACCGAAAAATAGAAAAGAGTTATGAAAAATGAAAATACAGTAGAAAAAGTATTAGAGATAAAAGTCCGATATGATGATGCGATCCGGAACATTGCAAAATACCGGGCGGCTATTGACGATTTGAAGAAAGAAGAGGCAGAGTATAAAAAAGCCTTGAAGGACAAGAAAATATCACAAGAGGAGTATAATGCCAAGCTCGTAGAAACAGAAAAAAAGATGATGCACGCTAAAGACGTGGTTCAGACGCTTACTAAAGATGTTAGAAATAATATAAAGATTGAAAAGGAGCAGACAGGTAGTTTAAAGCAACTCCGGGCACAATTATCCAATCTTACATCAGAGTATGACAGCCTTTCGGAAGTAGAAAGAAAAGCAAGTAGAGGGCAGGAGCTTAAAATCAAGATCAACGGTATAACAGATTCACTCAAAGAGGCGGAAGGAGAAACTCAACGTTTCTACCGAAGTGTCGGAAGCTACGAAGAAGCCATAAAAAACGCTCTGGGAATGAATAACTCTTTTGCTGATTCCCTGCTACGTATGGCAGATAATGCCAAAAGCGGTTCCGGTCTTTTCTCCAATCTAAAAACGGAAGCTTCCGCCTTCGGAAATACCCTAACTTCCCTTTTTAAGAATAAAGTATTTTTAGGCATCGCAGGGATAGCGGGTGCTGGCGTTGTCTTTAAATGGTGGTATGATTACAATAAAGGTTTGGTTGAAGCTACAAAGTTAACAAGGCAATTCACTGATAAATCAGGGGATGATTTGAAGGCTTATCGAAGTGAAGTGCAAGCTCTGGCAGACTATTACGGGAAAGACTTTAAAGAAGTGCTTATTTCCGCTAATACGGTATCAAAACAATTTGGTATCACTTCCGAGAAGGCTTTGCAAATAATAAAAGACGGATTTATAGCCGGAGCAGATGCGAATGGCGAATTTCTGGATAGCCTGAAAGAATACCCAGCATATTTCAAAGAGGCTGGAATATCTGCCGATCAGTTTGTAGCCATCATTGCAGAGACCAACAAGCAGGGTATATTCTCCGATAAGGGTATAGATACGATTAAAGAAGCAAATATACGGCTCCGAGAAATGACAGATTCCACTGCCGCAGCATTAGAGGGGATCGGGCTAAATTCGAAGAAAATACAAAAGGAGTTACAAAGCGGGTCTATTACTACTTTTGAGGTTATGCAACTTGTTTCTGATAAATTGAATGAGCTTCCGGAAAGCTCCGCTGCTGTTGGTACTGCCATTGCTGATATATTTGGCGGGCCGGGAGAAGATGCAGGTTTGAAGTATATCCAGACACTGAAAGATATTTCTACCAATTTGGATGAAGTGAAAGCTAAGGCCGGAGGATTAGGAGAAGTTGAAGAAGATTTAATTAATTCTCAAACCGAATTAACAAAAGAGATTGCTTTGCTGTTTGATGCTACCGGAGGATCATTTGAGAAAATGACCGCCAAAGTAAAGACCTTTGTAAATGACACTTTAACTGATTTAATAAAGACAGTCAGAGGATTGTTTGAGAGCGTAGAAGATATTGCAAAACGTGAAGAAGAGGCAGCAAAGCAATTAGGGGAATCGGTTGCTGCCGAACAAATAAAATCACAATACGATATAATAAAAGAAGCTCAACAAAAATATATCAAACAAGGGGTAACAGAGCAGGAAGCATTGAAAAAAGCAAAAGAGGATCGGCTAAAAGTTCTCAATCTGGCTCTCAAACAGGAGGAAAAATATCTTCAAGAAACCGTTAATATAAACGAGAAATACAATAAAGAACTAAAAGATTCTTCAATTATTAGACAAGGACTAGGTTTAGATCGTACTAATAAAGAAATAAATCAGGATATTAATAAATCATGGGAAGAATATACTAAGCAATTAGCGGCTGTTGAATCTTTGAAGAAACAAATAGAGAGTGTTACAAGCTATGAGCCTACAGGCAAAGCAACGGGGGGTATCACCAGTGCTGCCAATATTGAAGCAAAAAAGAAAGAAATTGCCGAATTGAGGAAAGCAGAAGATGAGTTACTAAAACTAGTCAAAGATAATCGGAAACGCCAAACAGAAGAGATCGAGCTCCAGTATTCTCGCCAAATAGAGGACCTTAAACAGCGTATTAAAACAGAGGAGGATTTGACGCCTAAAGCAAAAGAGGCCATCAATAAACAAATTATTTCATTAGAAGCACAAAAACAGCAAGCATTAAAGAAGCTATCTGATGAAGAATTGCGAAAGGAGCTTTCCAACCGTCAGAAACTTATAGAGCTACAGCTTGAATCAGTTAAAAAGAACTCGGAAAAAGAATTGGAACTGAAACTGGAACAGTTGAGAATTAAACGTCAGGCAGATTTGGCAGACACCGAATTGACGGAAGAAATGAAACTGGCGATAATAGATAAGTACAAGAAGAAAGAAACCGAACTTATTGATGCCGCCAACAAACAGATCTGGGATAAACAAAAGAAAGCGTTGAAAGACAGAGCCAAAGCGGAATTAGATTTATTGGAATCCCAAAACAACATTAAACTACAAAAAATGGTAAATGAAGGGGCTTCCGAATCACAATTAAAACAGGCTCAATATGCCTATAAGATTCAGGAATTACAAACGTCTCTAGCGCAAGAGAATGAGATTCTCGACAACATGAAGCGACAAGAAAATGAAACTGAAGAAGAGTATGATCGAAGGAAAATTGCGCAAAAACAAAAAACTAAAGAGATTGAGGTGCAGATAGAAACGTCTAAAGTTGATAGTATAAAGCAATTATATGACGATTTAACAAATGCTATTGATGCATTGGGAGAGGTAAATGAAGGGTTTGCCAAACTGTCAAAGGTTATTGCTTTGGGTGAAATAGCAGTAAACACAGGAAAGGCTATTGCTGCAGGTGTTGCGCAGGCGCAATCAGTGCCTTTCCCGGGTAATATTGCAGCTATTGCAACAACTGTCGCTACTATCCTTGCCAATATTGCAACTGCTATTAAAACCGTAAAGTCCGCCAAGTTTGCAACCGGTGGTTTAGTTACTGGGCCGGGTACCGGAACGAGTGATAGTATACCGGCACAACTAAGTAACGGAGAATCGGTAATGACAGCAAGAACTACGGAGTTATTCGCTCCGATCCTTTCCTCATTTAACCAAATGGGTGGAGGAGTTCCAATAAATATCACCGCATCAAGTAATCAGACCATGGGAGAGGATATGCTTGCTAGAGCAGTTGCAAAAGGAGTCCAGATGATGCCTAACCCTGTAGTATCTGTAACTGAAATAAACACAGTTGGAAAACGAGTTGAAGTACTCGAAAACCTGGAAAGCTTATAAAATGCGGATTTTTCGGATGCTATAAAAAAAGAAAAATGAAAGTATATGAGGTTTTAGCATCAAGCCGCTTTCTACTTGCTACAATGAACAGAAACGGAGTGAGCGCAGATGATATAATGTATCTTGATATGTTCTATGAGTATAGAGATATGCTTGCAGAAGGACGAAAAGAAGCCGAAATTCGGGACTTCCTTTCAAACAAGTATAAATTATCCGTCTCAACAATAAAAAAGGCTATAAAGCGTTTGAATGAAGAATACATTATTTGATATGCTTTCAAAGATTTTTTCACGGTCATTACACGTGTGAGAAGAAGCCGGAGAATATCCCTCTCCGGCTTTCACTTTTAATTGCTACAAAGATTTTTTTGGGGTCATTACACGTGTGTGAGAAATCTAAAATGCGGATTTTGCGGATGCTATAAAAAAAAGGCCTTAATTAGTGCTTATAAGTTTATATTTCCCTTTATCGTTCATCCAATAAATAAATTTTATTGAATCATATTTTGCTTCAAATTGCTTAGAGGAAATGGATTTTACCCAAAATTCTACAATAGCTTCCCCATTAGCATTTTTAGTTACATTAGCACTATCATATTCCTGAAATTCAATAAATTCCGGAACGCCTAGACGATTGATTTTTACATCTTTTTTCACCCATTCGTAGCACTCTTTTAAGGCTTTATCTACATCTCCTATATTTTTCTGTGTCTTACTATGCTCAATATATAAATACCCCCAGTAAAGTATAAACCCAGTTAATAAAACACCCAGTATTTTAATCAATGTTTTTTTCATGGTTTAAAATTTAAATTATTCTATTTTGATGTTGATATTCTTTCCGCAGTGAGGGCAAGTAAAAGAAAGACCGTCTTTCTTTGGTTGTACTTCTTCCGGTGAAGCAAAGAGTTGCCACATAGGAATATTCAAGGCAGTAGCAATCTTTTCGAGTGTAGCTGTCGTTAATGATTCGGCAGAAACCATTTGCTTAACAGCGGACAAACTCACATTCATTTTATCGGCTAACATCTGTTGCGTGCAGCCATTTTCTTTTAGTACTTCTTTTATTCTCATATCTCATTGATTATTTATTGCAAAGGTAGCCTTATTAGCAAAAGGTATAGTATTCACTATCTTAATTAATCTTAATAAGACAGTATTTTCTATCTATTTATTTTGTTTAGAATAGTATTTGCTATACTTTTGCATCATCAAAGTTAAACCAATAAATAAAAAAGATATGGCACGTTACGATTTAAGCAAGATAATGAAGAGAGCTCACAACCTTTATAAAAACGCTCATGTAAAGTACCCGACATTTGCCGATGCACTCCGTAAATCTTGGAGCATGGCAAAGTTTGAGGTTAGAGTAGCCGAAGAACGCCAGGCAATCGAAGCGGAGACTAAAGCACGTGAAGCAAAGGTACGTGAAGAGAACGAGCAAGCCGCCATTAGTTCGGTTCTTC